ACAAAAGCAGAAACCCCAACAGCCTGCGCTCTGTCGGGGTTTCTGGTCTAGGGATTAATTACTATTAGGAGTTTGAACTCTTAAAGTATTTAATGTGGCTAGTTTGTGGAAGATTTCCGTCCACTCTATAGGTTGCACGGAAAGTTACTAGGTCAGTGTTGAAAGCGTAATCGTCTGAACGATCTAAACGAATTCCGCCAACAGTTCTAACAATGTAACTTGGCAAGTGACCAAATATAACCGGTCTTTTTGCTGAACCTGCTGTAGGTGCTGTTGGATTTTCGTAAATTGAATATCCAAGTAGCAAATCGCGTGAATCTGCAGTTAGTGATGGACTAAATAGATATTGTCCAGCGCTATCTTTTAATTTACGTACGTTTGCAATTTGTGCTGCACCCATCATAAATCCAACGCCCGGTAATCTTCTTCCGGCTGTATCAACTGAATAAACAAGATCTATTAAGTTGTCTGCTGTTGGAGATAGTGAAGTTCCTGCAACGCCTGAACCTGCAACTGTGAACAAACCTGTTGGTTGTGTTGTACCAGTTCCATTTGTTAATGCGTCGTTTACAGAATAGCCAAGTGCATTTCCTGTTTGCTCGGCGATAAATCCGAGAATATCCACACCGGCATCTTCAATTAATTCACGTGAAACTTGAGTCAAGAAAGAATACTTAAATGCTCCAAGAGTTACAAAAGAATTAAATGTTGGATCGGATTCACCAATTGCTGAACCTTGTGCAAATACTGTTCCGCTGGAATAGGTTGCTTGTGATGGAATTTGTAAATTCTCGCCACCTGCAGTATTCAAAATTGTTGATGTTTCTAATGGTCCACCAACATAACGGGCAAGCATAAGAACGCGATCATAAAATGATGTTGGAACAGGTGCGCCTGTTGAACCACCGGTAATGTCGCGCTTTTGGAATTCGTATGAACGAATTTCGCCACGAGCCATAGAACGAATCATTTCTGCATCGCTCTTTGCTTGTGGGGTTGCAGTTGCAAAATCAACATTTGACATTGCTTCTGCTGCTGCTGCTTCACGCTTTTCATCTTTTGAAATTGTTTCGATAACGCGAGCGCGTTCGTCTAATTCAACAGAAATTTTTGCGTATTGTTCGTTTTCTTCAGCAGTAAGATCACGCTTTTCAGCGGCTGCTCTGTCAAGAATTTCTTTTGCAGAGTGCCATGCTTTTTGGCGTGCTTCGTGCTGAACTTTAATATATTCAGACATTTTTTTCCTTATTTTTGGGTAGGTTTTACTGCATTGATTTGAATCTGCACGAGGCTCACTCAAATGCAGTAAATTAACAAACTTGGCGGCTCACGCTCAAAGTTGTTAATAGAATTATTACATACTTCTTAACGAATTTCTTTAGACTCTATTACGCGAGTTTCAGAAATTGGATTAAATTTTTTAACCTCAGGTTTATCAATGTTTAAAATTGCTTCAACCATTTGATCAACTAAATCGGCGATAGCGCCTGATTCTGGATTTCCTGCTGTTTTCAATATTGCTGATTTGATTTGTTCTTTATTCATTAGATCGCCTTAAATAATAGATCGAGTTGTTTTCTTTTAATTTCTAATAAATCATCAACACTAGGATTTGATTCTTTTAATTTAGATACTGCTTCGCCGATTACATCAGCATGATTAGGTGAAAGTGTTTCTCCTGCTTCAAGTCTAGTTAAAGCATCTGCCAAAGTATCAGCGTCCATACCTGTTCTAATCGCTAAAGCATCAATTGATCGTACCGTTGCTGTTGTTGCTTCGTATGCTGGGAAACCTGTAACAATTGAAACTTCATGTAATCTGATTTGATGCAATTCACGACTCATACCATCATTTGACCATTTATCACCTTTTGTCGGAACACTAAATCCAAATGACATTGAATTAACATCGCCACGTTGCATAAGGATCGATAAATCTCTACCTGCTGTTGTGTCAGGCAAAACTGCTTCAGCAAGTAAACCTTTTGAATCTTCAGATAATCTTAAAGTTTTTGCACGAGTTGAACCTAAAACAATATCCGTATTATGATTCATAAATAATTTAATTTCATTACGTGATTTTAGTGAACGTTTAAAAGCACCCGGCATAATATATTCAGTAAAAGGTAGCGGTTCGCTTGGTGAATTAAATACAGCAGCATAACCAGTAAATGTCATTTTATTAGCGTCGATTTCGCCAACACGTATTTCAAAATTAACATCATTAATGCGGCGTTCAACTTTAGATGGCATTTTTTCTTCTTTCTGTTTTTTTAATTGTACATTCACACTTGCCCATCGTGCTTGTTCTTCTTCAGCGCGAATTCTTTCAACAACACCTTCAGCATATTTCATTGTTCTTTGTGCTGCTCTTTTACTTGGACCTGAACCCCATAATAAATGTGCAACAAGTCCGGGACCAGGATATTCAGGATCGCTCGGATTACTATTTTTTGGTGCGTCTAAATCTGGCATATGACGTGCAATCCATGCGGCAATGCGAATCCATTTATCATCTGAAACTTTTCCATCAGCCATTAATCTTGCTTCGCGAATTGTTTTATCAGTTAAACCTGCACCACCTTTACCATCAGCATTAAGTTCCAAACCACGTCTAGCAGCAGCACGCATATATGCTGGTGCGTCTTGATTAATAGCACGCATATCATTATTCATCGAATCATCTTCTACATCTTCAATATCTTCTTGTATATCATCAATCATCATTTCTTCTTCCTCAATATCTAAATCATCAGTTTTACGTAATTGTTCAAAATTAACACCAACATATTCATTTGTTTCTTTCCAAACATTACCAATTTCTTCATAAACTTGAATAAGCGCTGCAGGATTAAAAGGTGTACCCAACAAAATAATTTCAGAATTAGGAATATTCAAAGCACCATCAAATTCAATATCTTTAATTTCACCTTGCAAAAGATTATCGCCATTAAACCACATAACATAATCCCCAATGCTTAATTCTTCAGGTAACGCACGTTTTAAAGATCGAGTTGATTTAGGGTGTCCACTAGGTAACAAATCAAAATCAGTAACATAATTAGGATTTGCTGGTTTACCATTTCTTAAAAGATAAAGATAAGCATTAACTCTTGCCATAGCCCAAGCAGCGCGCGAAACACCAGGTCTATGAGAACTTGAATATGCTCCAGCGCCACGTCTATAAACTGCTTTCAATTGACCTAAAGTTGTGCGCGTCCAATCAGGTTTATTTTGTTGATCCATTTCTTCATTATGATCTTTAACTTTATTTCGTAAAGAAGTTTCAGTTGCTTCATCAAAATCAATATTTCCACCAGCACCTTGAGCACTATCAGGTTTATTTTCATCACTACCTTCAATTTGATCTTTAGCGGGAGCAGGTGCACGTTCTCCGCCCGGTTCCATATCTTCAGCAATTGAAACAGCAACCATTTGATCAATTGCATCTTGTTTTGTTTGATGGCAACCTATTACTTCGCCATCTTCTTTAATAGTTGCCCAACCTGAACAATCAGGTGACTTATCGGTAATAAAATATGGCATTAAAGTTTCTGCGCAATCCACGAAACAATATGACCTGATTTAGTAGATATACAATAAATTTGATTTGCTTGATGCAAAGTTATTTCGATCGAATCTTCTTTTAATAATTTTAATCCATTTGAAGTTGTAACATCTGATCCACCGATATAAACAGCATCAGTATTATCGTTATTATGAATGTGCATAACTACAGGATTTTGCCACGCAACACCATCAATTAAAGTTGCAACAGTTCCAACAGTTGTATTTCCAGAAAACAAAGTCATTATTTAACCTCATAAACGGCTTCAGGATTTGCTGGATCAATTTGTGCAACAGGTTGCAATTGTGTAGATGGAACACCAGTATGAATAATTGCTGGAAGATTTAATGCTTTCAAAGTGCTAGCAGGATCGAAACCAGCAAGAACAAGTTTTTGTGCCATTGAAACTTTTTTATCTGTTTCAACTAAATCAGCGGCTGGAAGATTTACGTTTGCTAATGGAACTCTATAAACGTCACCTGAATCAACAGGTGTCATATCTTCAAATTTTCTTATATCGTTAATTGAAAGAAAACCTGCTTGTGAACCAATTGAATAACCTTGCATACGTGTAGCAAAATCACCGCGTAACAAACCATCAACATTTATTCTTAAAAATGCGTCGCTAGGTAAAAGTCTTGAATATGCTTCTTCAATTTTTGTTATATAAGGTCTTAAAGTATGTGTAACAAAATTTATATTATTTTGTTCAACACTTGCGTAACTCATTGCGCCCGGTGTTGTAATACCGATCATGTGAGGTGGAACTCTAAACATACGAGCGATTTGTTCAATAGCAAATTTTTGTGATTCAAGCATTTGTGCTTCGTCAGGCGAGGCTTCAGTTTTTACAAATTTTGCTCCACCAGATAAAACACCAACTTTGTGCGACTTACGTAATCCTTTATGTTGTCCTCTAAATGCGTCTGCTAAATCTTTTGATTGTTCTCTAGTTAATTGTGCAGGGTGTTCGATAAGTCCACCAAGGTTTGCGCCTGATCCAAAGAATCTTGCAGCAAATTCTTGTAACGCTGAAGCCAAACCAAGATTTTCTTTTAATTCATTAACTCTTGATACCCCACGAACATAACCTGGTCTACGAATTTCAGTTATATGAATCATGTCATTTTTAGGAATAAAAGTTCCGCGTTCAAGTTCGTATCTATAAGATAATTCTCTGCTTACGTTGTCTCTTACAATTTCAACTTTTAAAGGATCGAGAACCATTAAGTTAATAATGTTTCCTTGGTTATCGCGATAAATTCTTATAAAAGCATTTCCATCGATAAGAAGTGAAACTAATACTTGTTGAAAATGTTCAATGCGTGATAAATCAATATCTGGTTTCATTACCCATTCTGGGCGTGGTCGATAAGGAACACGATTACCATCACGACGAATATAAACGTCCATTGGTAAAGTTGAAATTGTGTCAGAAATTAAAAGCACACAAGAATAAAAAGCAGAAATTTGCATTGCTGTATTTTCGTCAATATTGGTTCCAGCGGTCGTTGTAAAAGCCAAACTATCGCCGGCACCCCAAATTGATTGAAAACTTATAGCGCGTTGCTCTGAACGATTAAAAAGATTATTAAGCATTATCCACGTCTCTCAAGCGCTAAACCAAATAATAAAAATCCGGTACCTATTAATATTATGCCAGCAGGAACGAAAATTATTCCGGCACCAATTGAAATTGTTATCAAACCTATTGCTTGAAAAATTGTTGCCACTTAACTCCTAAACCATAAAAAATGAAGGGACATTTACAACTTCATCATTTCTTGCAACCGTTGCTCTGTCTAATCCAATGATACTAGCAACTGCAGCATCTATTTTGCGTGGTGAACCTCTATGTTCTTTAACAATTCTTGGTCCTAATCGATCGGTTTTTACAACAGCATTTGAAATGTGTCTTGCCAATAAAGCATTTCCGTCATGTGTAATTCTTTGATTTACAACAGCGTCATAAAATTTTGAACACGCTGGAATCATGCGAGCAGCAGAAGTTGATGGCCACTCAACGATTGGTATTCCATGATCTTGTAAAACTTGCATAGATCGTTGCCAGCGAAAAGGATCACAAGCGACTTCTTTTACATTGTGTTCAGCACAAAATTGAATAATTGTATTTTCGACTTCTAAAGTATCAACGCGCCAATCTTCGCGATCTTCAGGTTGTTTTTCCCACGCTTTAACAACAAATACGTGAGGTGTTTCTTCAATCGTTACCCCAATAATTACTGACGCGTCACCAGAAAAAGAACCATCAAATCCTAATACAACTTCGGTTTCAGGTTTAATTTTTTTTTCAATATTTAATTCTTCCCAAGCACCATTAGGAAGCCAAGCAGTTTGAGAGGCGACCCATTGATTACATCTTTTCGTTCTAAATTCTGCTTCCGGTGTTTTTTTGACCATTGAAACAAAATCTTCAGGATCGTTAATATCGCCAAAACCCGGATTAGCCATTTGCCAAGTTGATTCAAGATGATGATCGGCATTTGCTTCTGCTTCCCACCACGCCATAAAAAATGTTTGATCTTCGATTTCGTTGCGAGCAACTTTTTGCCCATATTGATATAAAGAATACGCGATTGAATCTTGTCCTGTTGAATCTGCTTTAACACCCGCGGTCGTAATTGCTAATAATAAAGGTGATCTTCTTGCGGCCATACCTAGTTGCATAACATCAAACAATTCACGATTAGGTGCCGCGTGTAATTCGTCATAAATAACTAATGATGGACTTAAACCTTCTTTAGTAAATGCTTCAGAAGATAGCGCACGATAAATTGAACCTGTTGATGGAACTTCGATTACATCACGATAAAGATTTACTTGTTCATACAAATCGGGTTCTGCTTCAATCATTTTTTTTGCATCATTAAAAACAATTTTTGCTTGATCTTTATCGGCAGCGCAAGAATAAACTTCACCACCATTTTCTCCAAGGAATAAACCCCATAAAGCAATACCAGAAGATAAAGCAGATTTTCCATTTTTTCGAGCCATGCCCACTAGAGCAGTTCTATGTTTTAAAGAACCATCATCATTAACAGCAAAAATATGATTTAATAAATCGTCTTGCCATTTGCGTGTTGCTAATAATTCACCACTACGACCAGCGATTGTGTCTTTAGTTTGAATACACATTGAATTAATAAAAGCAGAAATTTCTTTACCACGACTTTTATTTAAATTCTTTTTTGTAACGGGTGTAACCCATTTAGGTGGCCACGAATTATTATTTTTCACGTTGCGCCTTTAACATTTCTAATTTGCTTCTCGCTTTAACTTCAGCAACGCCTAAACGTGAACGATCAGTAGGTGTGAATCCAAGTAAAGATAAATTATTAACAATATTTTTATCTAATTCTCTTAATGCTTTACGTTCACGCCACGACTCAGAATTATTCCAAACAAAAGCGCGAAGCCTTACACGCTCATCAAGCATTTCACAAGTCATTAACAAAAGTTCAATATCTGTTCTAGGGGAAATCCACAATTGACCCATTGACCAAGTACGATTCCATAATTCTAAACCGGCATCAAATAAAGGTCGATGTGGTTCAGGAATGTTTTCAATTGATGGAAGTAAAATTAATTCATTTGAATTGGGTAAAGGTCTTTTACCCGGATTGCCAAGTTTTCTTTTAACCTCAATTGGTTTTGGTGGGTTGCTCATATAAATTTATGATAACCATTGATCTCTAACATTTTCTGCAACGAATTGCATCATTTTTGGTGGAACGCTCATACCGATTAAATATTGAGGCATACGTTTACCAAAAAATTTGTAATCGTCAGGAAAAGAACCAATACGAATTAATTCTTTAGTTGTAAATCCACGAGGTTCTGACCAATGATTATAAGTACCAGCACTACAAATAGTTTTACTCGGTAAATTAGGTGCGTGTTTTATGTGACCAAACCAACCAGTTTTACCAGTTGCTTTTTTATAAGCCAAAGCAAATGAAGAATTAATTTCAGTATTTGACCAATATTTAAACCACTCACCATCTTTAGATGGAAAAGTTTTTTCACTTTCGTCGATTTCTAAATCAGCAAAAGCATCATTCAAAGAAATAGGTTGTTGAACAGTTTTTAATTCAAGTTTTTTCCTAAACAAATCTTTACGAATAGCGCAAACAAAAACACGTTCACGAGTTTGAGGGACACCACAAAAAGCAGCATTAACTAAAAATATTTGAGGAACGTAACCCATAACTTTTAATAAATCAAAAATAGCACTCACGTAACCACGCGCATTACCAGCGAGCATACCTTTAACATTTTCAGCAACAATAACTTTAGGTTTTAAATGATCAGCAACTTTTAAAAAATCAAAAAACAAATCATCAAGAATTTGAACTGCTTGACCTTCACGAAAATGTTTTTCTTTACCCCATACTTTTTCGCGACTGCCAGCCAAACTAAAAGTTGAACAAGGTGGCGAACCATCTAATACATCAAGATCATAAAGTTCAGCAGGTAAATCATCACGTATTAAATCAAGCACAGGACTTTCAATAAAAATTTTTGGATTCAAATTTGTTTCATAATGTTTACGCATTTGAGGGTCAATATCGTTAGCACCAACAACATCAAAGCCAGCAAGTTTATAACCCATGCTAGAACCACCACCACAGGCAAAAGTTGAAAATACTTTTAAATCATTTGATGGAATATTTTTTAAATCAGTTAAATTCCAACCGATCGATTTTTCATTTAACATCATTAAATTCAAATCCACACTTTGGGCACTTATGCTCAAAAGTCCAATCACCAACATTTATTTCATGTGTTGAATCTTGACGCATATCACCAACAGATGGATCTAATTTTGGAAAACCAATATCGGCTAATTCCCAACCAACAGAATCAAGTTCGATTAATTGCATAGCAAGTTTGTCAGAATCCCAATCACCTAACTCAGCCGTACGATTATCAGCAAGGGCATAAGCACGCGCTTGTTCAAAAGTCCAATCGGTCGGTGTGTAAGCAACTACAATTTCTTTCCAACCAATTTCTTTTGCTGCTTGTAAAGTTCCGTTACCGGCGATCACAATATTTCCTGCAGTCGCAACAATTGGTTTACGTTGCCCAAATTTTTTTAAAGAACCAACAATGGAATCAATGTTTTTTTTTGAGTGTTTACGAGCATTATCAGGATCGGAAATCAGGTTTGAAATAGCAACAGTTTCAACGCGCAAGTTGGTCATAAAAATATTCTCTCATACTTTTTTGGTTTTGTATTGCAATATAAAAAATGTTTTCAAGTGCGACTACGCACACACGCCTGGGCGCTGGGTTCCTCGCACGTATAAACGTTTAGATTTTATGCCACCCCGG